ATCCTCAATTTCTTTTTGGTATGACATAATTATCTTGTTATTTTAAATATATTACCATTATCAAATATATCAGTTTGATTATTAAATGTTGTTTTAATTAAAATTCTATAAAATCTTTCAACAGGCAAACCAGTTGTGTCTATTTTAAAGTAATGAATGTTACCGTCAGAACTTAGTTTTGTATTATCATCAAAATCAATTACAATGTTTTCACTTTCATTATCTTTGATACAATAATAAGATGCAGATGGCAACAAACTTGAGCTCAAATAACTAATTTGTTGATATCCCTTTATAAAATTCTTCAATGGATATTTTTCTCTAGCAAATACATTAATTCTTGGAATGTTTCCAAACTTATATTCTTTTGATAGATTTTGTATTACAACTGTATATGGTATAATTCCAGTTAAAGGAACCATACTTCCTGTTGTATATACACTGTCATCCCATGAAATATCAATATAAGGTTGATAAATTGTATTAGTTTCTTTACTAAAGAATTTGATTGTGCTATCAATTCCATTAGTTGCAACTGTTTCAAGTGAACTTACCAAAATTATACCTTCATTTGGCACACATCCACATAACCATCCTTTAACAATATTTGTGATATCCATATTGATATCAGATGTTGTATAATCAAATGATTGTGAACAAATCAAAGAACTACCAGTTGTAACATTCAAACAGAATGATGAAGACTTGTATTGATATGTTGGCGGTACCGTTTCATACCATGTACCTCCTTCATTTACAAATGATGATGTATTTGGTACTGGACTATCACTTACATCAAACCATAAAGAACCACTGTCTCCGGCATAATTTTTGTAATTCCAACTTGCACCTACTAAATTTCCTCCTGTTGAGTATCTACCAGTTCCCATAGTCCAACTTTGACTTATAGGATATCCGTAAACTATATAATCTACAGGAATTTCACTTACACTAGATGCTTTTAGTTTTAAATTAAACTTTGCATTGTTGTTTATTGAGTTATTTGCAATAGATGCTGAAATAGTATTCAAATCAAATCTAATCAAAATTCTACTATAATCAGGAACATCAGTATATACTGTATAAGGAACATATAAGCTCTGTGAACCTACTGCGTAACCATATATTTCTCCTGTAAAATCACGTACACTTCCAGTTACATTATAAATTGATCCTGTAAAATTACCAATCAATGTATTGAACTCAGCAATAGGAAAATCATGTTCAATAATACTACCAGAAAAACTTCCACTAAAACCACTTATTGTACCACTTACGTTTGTTAAAACTACGTTTTGTGGTCCAAATTCACCATAGTTAATTCCGTTCAACGTTGAATATCCGTAGAAAGGTGATCCAATAAACAAGCCAGTAAAGCTACCTGTTCCACTTGCATTACTAAGCAATGATCCAGTAAATGTAATAGATGCAGAACTATGAAATCTTAAATCACCGTATCCATATGAGGTACCACCATCTAAATTTGAAGCACTAACAGATCCAGAAAATCCCGCCACGTAACGATCATAAAAAGACGCAGTTAAAGATGCAGATTGATATAACAATAAATCTTTTTTAACGTGTGGATAAGATCTTAACTCCAAAATTTCATCAATACCAAAGTTTTTGTTGGCATATCCAATTTCATTGGTTATGTATGTATCTTTTTGTGGATATAAAAATGTATGCATATTATACTACGTTTCCTTTGATATCTATGTCAGGGTATTTGACTTCAAAAACACATGGATCTAATGAAGGATATACTATTTTATTCTTTGTCGCGGATAAAATATCATATTCATGTGGTGAATAGTTACCATCTTTAGCAGTTAAGTTTACAATTTCAACATTTGTTAAAGATTGTACACCTTCTACTCTTGCAATTTCTAGTTCCAATTGACTCAAATTAATTGGTTGTGAAAAACTCCACTTGTCAATATCAAAAAAGTCTTTTACTTTAGTAATACAATTATTTAACACTTCTTTTTTGTTATAATTGTTGTATGTTAAAATTTTAAAATTTACACCAATATTAATAATATATCCGTCAATAATATTTACACCATCAGTTAGAAGTCTATACTTCTTCAAATATTCTTTTATGTTATAAAATAAAGCTTCATTAATTTGTGTTAAATTTTTGTTTTCATTGTATCCAAGAACATACAAATTAACTGAAAATGGATTAGTTACATCATAATTAATTTTTCTAAAATAATTATCTACTGAATTATTTGTGTCTGTAGTATTGTTATTGTAATCTACAAATCCAGATACATCATTTTTCAAATTCAACACCAAATCTGTATCAGATGTTATATAAGCTTTAGCAATTGAACCGTATTTTGGTGGCATTGCATAAGTTCTAATCAAATAATCATCCTTAGTTACAGATCTATTTTGTGTGGTAAAATTCAAAATAGCATTTTGTTTGATTTGATCTACTGATTCTTCATCTGCACCACCAACTGCAGCAGTATAATTATTTACTCTTAAAGTTTGTTGTACTGTATTAAATAATGTTTGTTCATTCGGATTTAAAGATGTTGCATCATTCAACAATTGATATGAACTAATTCTAGTAATTTCATTTGCATTACAATTTGAAAGTGACCCTCCTCCAATTATGTAATTAATAGTTAAAACTGTATTTGCCGGAGCAGCTCCAAATGTATTTGTTTTTAAGAAATTGCTTCCATCCAATGAAATATCAGTATTTCTTATATTTGATAATCCAATACCAACAATAGAAGCATTTGGATAAACTATTTCATCAGAATAATTATCTAAACCAGGACCAAATTCTAAGTAAGTTGTATTATCCGCAGTAATACTAGTTATATACTTTCTTGAAGTCTTCAATGATTTTATAATCTTTGATACTTCTGCTTTGTAGACGTAGAAATTTTCATCAGTAACTTGAGAGTTATCTACATCAGTAAAAATTACATCTTGTGCCAAATAGTCAGCTTCATACCATTTATTGTTATCTTCATCAATAACTGAAATTATGTTGACTACATTTTTTTCTTCCAATACAATCTTGTAGTATGGAGTAGCAGCACCAACAGTAAAATTCTTAGTTACAATCTTGCCGGCAAATGCTTTAGCGGTTTTTCTTAACAAGAAAAATTGTGGAACTCCCAATGAATCTCTGGAGTACACACTAACTTCTCTAGGAGAAAATCTAGTATCAACTGAAAAATCTACTGGTTCGCTTATAATAAAATTTTGATTAGAGTTATTTATTAACTCCATGTTTTCTCTAATTGACAAACAATATTTTTCATCAGGTACATAATTTCCATCAGCATCAACCTTTGATGGAATCAATTGAAATAATTCAATCTCAGTTATAGATGATTTAGTTGGAGTAGTTTTGTATCCAAGATATTTAGACAACGCAATTACATTTTTACGTTCTTCAGAATATGGCATCAATGATTCTTTAAACTGATAATCAATATAGTATGATAATACATCACCTACATATGAGGCTTGTTCAATAAACATTGTACCTGGTGAACTTTCACTAAAATCTTTGTAAGTTTTAGGAAAATAGTTCTTTGAAAACTCAATCAAACCAGCTTTAAATGACGCAAAATCTCTATTAAGATATCTGATATCTTTATTAAGAGGTTGAAAGGATTTTGGTTGTTTTTCTGCCATATTATTATAAATTGCTTGTTACAGTTAATCCAAGTACATCAGTTTGATTGTTTACCGTAAATTGTATTTTTATGTTTATTATATAATTATCAGTGTTCTTGTTTTTTTGGGCGGTTGTAATGTCTAAAAATACAGTATTTACAATTACATTTGGAAACCAATAATTCATGTCATCTTTAATAACATTCTTTAAAATTTCATCAAATCCTTCAATATTTTGTTCAAATAGATAGTTATATAATTTTGTTCCAAACTGAGGGTTAAATCTTCTTTCACCTGGTCTAGTATTGAAAAAATTAGTGATGTTGGCTTTAATTTGGGTTAGAGTGTCATATGACTGCTCAAAATACCCATTTATGCCAGATTTTAAAGGTAATGTTAAACCAATTGGATTCATATTATGACATTGATACTAAACCACCACCAACTCCTGATGACTTTTTCTTATCAACTGCTTTCATTAATTTTCTAAAGTCTCTATTAATGACATTAAGTACTTTAGATTGTTCTTCATTAACTGGTGTGATTTGTTGCGGCATTTGTACTGATTCATTAATATTAATACCACTAGAAGCTTCACTTTGTAATGCGCCCATCAATCCTACATAAGCACCTTCTCTTGGAACTCCTCCTACAGTTTCATTCAAGACAGCATTTAAAGCATCATTATTTGTATATTTCTTAAATGTCTTTTTTGCTGGTTGTACATTTTCAATTGGTTTTTGTGAAACTTTTGGTTTTTCAAAGTTTTCACTGACCGTTGGTTTACTTTGACCAGTTAATATTTCACTCAAAATATTAGGAATAAGAGTTGGAAGAGACTTTTGAAGTTCTTCCTTTACTACTGATCTGATTATCTCTTTTAATTCTTGTGTTTTCATACTTGTTGATGTTATATAATTATATTTTACTATATACCAAAATGTTTTATTTATTTACCAAAATTAACTTGGTTTTATCATAGAGGCTTGTACTGAAAGTGGTGTACCAGGCACAATAGGTACAATTTTAAGTTTAGGTATCGTTGGAAATGCAGGTGGTTTGATAATAGATGATATTGGAGGTACATTTGGTACTGGAACCTTTGGTATTGAAGGAATACTAGGAGCAGTAGGCAAATTTGACATACTTGGAAGTGTTGGTGTAGGTGGTATAGTAGGAATTGATGGTACTGATGGCACTGAAGGAGGTGATGGCAGTGAAAACTTTGGTACTGATGGAACAGACGGAACTGATGGCAATGTATTTGGTATATTTGTCTTTAAATTTTTATATGTTGACGTTTCTGTGAATGTCTTTTTATAATCAAGTCCAGATACTCTTTTTAAAGGCAATTTTGGTGCACTTGGAAGAGGAGGAATACTTGGCAAACTAGGAGTTGGTACAGAACCTAGTGGATTTTGTAAGTTTAATGATGGTGGTGTGGGTAAAGTATACATAAATTAACTCCAAGTTGATGGATTTGGACCTCTTGTTTTACCATTATAACCTCCAGGAACACCACTTCCATTAAATACATTAATATCAGTCGGAGGAGTTCCGCCTTCAATAGAACCACCATTTCTTCCTGGGGCATAACCACCTCCAGTTAAAAATACTCTTTTACTTAAGATTTTATCAAGACTATCTCTCCAAGCTTTCAATTTTTCTTGTGGTGTTGGAATTTGAGTGGTTAATTGTGTTGGATAATCTGCTATTTGACCAGATTGATCCGCAGGAGTGTTTGTTGTGGATGTGACATGTTCATGATATTGCCAATGAACGTGATCTAATATTAAATCTGCAAGGTCATACAGAAAGTCAACAGTTGTTTGACCCAACAAAGCGGGTTCATTTGTTTGATCATATTGACCTAGATATATTGCCGGACTGTTAATCACTGTTTTTGTGTTTGTGGTCATTACTATCTGACCATGAGAGTCTACTGTATATTCATTGTCTGTTACAATTCCATATCTCTTTTTGGAATAATGTATAGTTTCTCCATTTCTACTACTTACAATTATTCTATCACTATTAATTACAATTTGATCTCCGGTAAGTATTGGCGGTCTAAATTTAGTACAACCTGGGGGAGAAAATGCTGCTACTTCTTCTTTTGAAACTGAAGGATCTTGAAATATTTTCTTTTGACATGTTGATTTAAAACTAGATTCAGTTAATCCTGAAGTTATATGAATAGATGTACCGTCTTGATTAATATCTTCTGATACATATCCACCTGCATTTTTTTCTGAAACATCAGGTGTAGGTTTTGAAATGTTCTTTTGTCTGTTTCTAATCAAAATCATTGGATTGCCAAATCCTGCTAATTTATTACTTACTGGATTTGTATCACCATCTTTGTTGTAATAATCAGTATATTTTGGATCACTTATATCATTGTCTCTTATATTATCATAAGCAGAAAATCTAATAGATTGTCCATGTCTACTTTCAATTACAGTATCACCTTCAAATCTTTTTACTGAACGTATTTTTCCGTTTGATTTAAAATATCTACCCAATACAGTTACGTTACTTGTATTCTTGTATTGTTTGGCAGTTAAATATGAAACTGGTCCTTTGTATAAAACATCAGGATCAGTTGGATTGTTTTTTATTTCTCTGTTTCCTTTGTTTGATCCAACACGTTGTTCATATGTAGGATCAGCATTATTGTTTGAAAATCCATTTAGATTTATTTTTCTAGTATAATAAAATTTACCCAGATAATTTACTATAGCTACAACTTCATTAACAAGAGGATATTCAGTTATGCCTGTATTTTCCAATGGAAATGCCCATGGTAGTTTTTCTTTTTCAACTGTTTTATGTGTACTAAATGGTCTTACCAAAATTCTTCCTATCCACGTATAATCTTTATCTATTTGATCCGCTGGTTTATCATTTGCAGCATCAGGCCATTCAGTTGGATTGATGTTAATTTTTGTTTTAAAAATTGGATGTGAATCATCAAGGATCACATCCAATACAACCGCAGGTTCAAACTGTAAAGTTGAATTTACAATACTATCTCTATTCTCTTCAACTCTTACTGGTGCTATTACTGAATTATATGTGGAATATCCTGGCATATTATTTCTTAGCGTTTATTTCAATTGGAGTGTTGATTTCTTTTGTGATTTTTTCTACTTCACCCATCAATTGTTTACGTTCATCTTCACTGAGTAACATTCCCATATTACCGTCTTCACCTTGACTTTGACTACTAATAATACGTTGTACCACTGCGGCTAATTTGACAAGTTGTTCATCATTTCTGACTGAAACATCCAAATAATCCTTAATTAGTGGTACAACTACTATTGCATCATTAGCGGTTTTAATCATACTTCGAAGATCAGATACCAAAATATCAATTTGGTCCTTCTTCTGTTCAGAATTAACAACCACATCTTTAAGTAAACTAGAGTATTTTTTACCCTTATATAATTCAAAATCTAAGTCCATGACTATAAATATTGAAAATACCTTGTTTTACTTAAATTTATCTGGCGTACATCTCTTGTTTTAATGTTCCTCTGTCTAAATAAGATTTGGTAATAGTATTTTGATACTGTTTCATCTTATTAATTACTTTAGTAATCTGTTGAGTCTTACATGAAGAGATTTCTCTGATATACAAATATAACGCTTTTTTATTGAAAGAATCAATTCTGTCACTGTTTCTGAACAATTCAATTACAGCATTGGCAATGTTTAAATCACGTTGTTTGGTGAATATTTTACCAATATTCTTTTCCCAATAATCAACCATCAACTTCATAAATTCACTGGTTTCCAATTCATCATGATAAGAATCAGTGGTTTGTAAACAAACCGTGGTATCACTTGGAGTTTCACTAATATCAACGTGTTGGTTGAATCTCTTATAGTTGTTATTGTTGTGGAATATTAGATAGTTCTTAGCAACAATACTGAAATAACTAAAGGCTTTACCTTTGCCTTCTTCAAACTTATGCATGTTTGCAACTAAATGTGCAATTGTTTCCTTTTGAATTTCAATAGGACTGTTATCAAAATAAGTGAATTTAAATGTATTGAACACGTTTTCTACCAATTTATCAAAACAAGGCTTGATTTTTTCAACATAAATTTCATTTCTGATTTCTATGTTTTGTTCATTGTTATACTGAATAATAGCCTTTTCAGTATCTGTAGTAAAATACATTTTTTCTCCGCTCTTCTTTTTTCTCTTTTTTGGTTCAGAAACAATCACAGGAGTGATTGATACAGTAGTCTCAGTTAATTTCTTTGATTTTTTTGATTCAACAACTTTTTTTGATACTTTTTTTGGTTTAATTGTTTTTATTTGAATCTTTTTCTTTGGTTTGACTACTTTTTTATTTGATTTGTTTTTAATATTTATTGTTTTTTTCTTTGATTTAAGTCCAACAGTTTTTGAATTTTTCATTCAGTCCTTTCCTTTAATTTTTCAATTAATTTCACCATCTCAGAAAAAACAAAACCTACATCATCATCTTTTTCAAACATCTGTTTATTATCTAAATCTTTTAATTTTGAATATGTGACAGACAATTCTTTTTTAATATCTGACAACCAATTTTGGTATGTTTCTATTTTGTCAAGATTGATGTCTAATGCATAAC